GATAGATCTCACGCTTGAGCCCTTGCTGTGCATACTGCACAGACGAAGGCTCAATCGCGATGATCCGAGGAGTTGACTGGGTTTTCGGCACGGAAATAACCCTTACGGGAATTTCCTGATCGGTGGGTACCAGCTCGGGTTGGGTGGTGGGCCACTCGCAGTTGCGAGTGTACCTCCAATATGGAAAGACTCCTTCGAGTCTATCCGGCCAATAGGCATAGGATCGCTTCTCAAGTTGAGAAAGTGATTCAGCCACGGCCCCCGGCCCGTGCTTGGGGATCAAGGCATAGTTGGCGACTTGCGTCTCCAGCCATGCAAAGAGATCTCCAAAGAGCTTCATGGAAGTGTGCTTGAAAGTTTCCAAGCGGTCCTTGTCAATGCGACTAGGAAGTCCAAGAAGCTCATGGTCGGTTCGGATGAATTGATCGAAAGCGCCCTTAACCCTCTCGGGTGAGCACTCTCGTTCAACTTTGTGCGTCAAGTAGCATACTTGACGTATTGCCCAGATACAATCTGTATCCGGGTCATCCAAGAGACTACCGTCCTTGTGGAAGATTCGGAGGAGGAAACCTCGCATAAATGCGGGGAGACCTCCGGACTTGTGGAAACCAGCAAGTCCGTGCTCCGGCCAATGACAATTGTCAAGTGCTCTTTCGAGACATTTGGCAAATGTCGGCAGAGTGATAGTCAAGAAACTATCACCCTCTTCTTCCCACCGCCTCGTGATGTAATCAACATCACGGGTGACGCCAGTCGAGCAGAGCTGAGATACAGATCTCAGCGTTGCTTGGTGGAGAGTTAGTAGGCTTTTCATCATGACCCTTTCAGGTTGTGATTCCTGCTCCCTAACTCTCGCTGATCCGACCGCGCTAACGCTTGTTGTTGAGCGTTGCGATGCCGACGATCGACAACGTGATAAAGATGCTGGTGATGATGGTGCCGAAAACCATGAGGATTTCGGTCAACGCTCACCGCCCAGGATCTTATCAGTGTTGGCGCCCGTAGATGCCGAAAGGAAATCGAGCGTGTCAAGGACAAGTGCCTTGAGCTGCGCCTGCGTGAACCCGAATGCGGGTGCATTCACGCTCACAGTCACCGTCGCGTTGACCGACTGATTGACCGCCGTGAGGGGGTCAGCAGCGATCTTCGTGCTGGTGTTCGAAATGTACTTTCGGCTGCGGTTGCGGGAAGTGCTAC